AAGTAGGAGAGTAGATGACTACTTCCGGAACTACAAGTTTTAATCTTGAACTAGATGAGCTTTTTGATGAAGCTTTTGGACGTGTAGGTATTGGAGGAACAAGATCTGGTTATCATTTAAGAGCAGCAAGAAGAAATTTAAATATTTTATTATCGGAGTGGGATAATAGAGGTGTTCATTTATGGAAGGTAAAATTAGCTACAATTCCATTAGTATTAGGTCAAGCTGAATATAGTTATTCGTCAGATCCTACAAATTATCCAAATGATATTAACGATGTATTAGAAGCATATATTAGAAATAATACTTCACCTAATGCTTCACAACCTACAGATACTTCATTAACTAAAATAGACAGATCTGCTTACGCAGCTCTACCAAATAAATTATCACAAGGAACACCTTCTCAATATTATGTACAAAGAGGATACAGTCCAAGTATATTCTTATATCAAACACCAGGAACACAATTTTCAAGTTCATCTACACCAAGTAATTATCAATTAAGATTTTATTATCTTGCAAGAATTGAAGATGCTGGAAAATATACAAATACTCCAGATGTTGTATTTAGATTTTTACCATGTTTAACTTCAGGACTTTCTTATTATTTAAGTATTACTTATAAACCTGAAAAAACAGAAATGTTAAAATTGGTTTATGAAGACGAAATGCAAAGAGCATTAACTCAAGACTCACAAGCTGCTTCTTTATTTATATCACCAAAAACATTCTACGGAGATGGTGTATAATGACAAGTTTTGCTACAGGTAAGAAGTCTTACGCCATATCAGATAGATCTGGCCAACGATTCCCGTATGACGAAATGGTAACCGAATGGAATGGATCATTTGTCCATTTCAGCGAATACGAACCTAAACAACCTCAATTAGAACCAAAAGTACCAGGCAACGATCCGCAAGGATTATTAAATGCACGACCAGATCGTGTAGAGCCATTGTCAGTTGTATTATTAGCTTTCAATCCATTATTATCAACAGCAGGAAGTTCTACTATTTTAGTAACTGAACCTGGTCATGAAAAAACAACTGGAAATAAAATTATATTTACTAATGTAAAAGCAGTAAATGGATTTACCAATGCAATGTTAAATACAACACTTGGATTTTCATTAACAGTAGTTAATACTAATCAATATACAATCAATGCTCAAACTACCGCGAGCGCGAGCGGGAACTTTGGTGGACAACCATCTGTAGGACCTTCTGCAGTTGCATTACCTAACAATGCTTTTGAAGTCACAGCAGGTAGTTCTACAATACAAGTCAATCAACCAAATCATGGTAAATCTACTGGAGATACTGTTCAATTTCAAAGTTTAACAGTGGTAAATGCTTTTTTAACTTCTTCAGGATTTCAACAATCAGTCTTAACAACTTCAACTGGATATAGTATAACAGTTGTTAATTTAGATAATTATCGTTTTAACGCATCGTCAGGAACGGGTCTATTAACGACAACCATTGGCGGCGGATCGGCGACAGCGGAGACAATATAATATGGCACTAACATATTCACAACTTGTAACTCAAATTAGAAACTATACAGAAGTAGATAGTAATGGATTATCTGACAATACAGTTTCCGTAATTGTTCAAAATACTGAAAATAGAATTTATAGAGAATTAAATATAGACGCTTACAGATTGTATGCATCAGCAGTAACTACTGCAGGAACAACTACAATTTCTGTACCATCAGGACTTCGTAATATTAGATATGTTGAAATGATTTCTCCAAGTGGTGAAATTTCTAATTTAGAACAAAAAGATAGTTCTTACATGGCAGAATTTAATAATTTTCCAAACTCTTCTACTTATTATGAAAAACCAAGATATTGGGCAAACTGGAATGAAACTACATGGTTTGTAGCACCAACTCCTAATACAACATATACAATTAATATTGCTTATTATTCACAAGGAACTTCTATAACTGCTGGAAATTCAGCTACTTCAACTACTTATATATCTACTTTTGCCCAAGATTTACTTCTTTATGGTTCTTTAGTTGAGACATATAAATACTTGAAAGGTCCAGCAGATATGATACAAGTGTATGAACAATCTTATCAACAAGCCAGAGAATCATTTGGTGTTGAACAAACAGGTAGAAGAAGAAGAGACGAATATGTTGACGGCGAGCCTAGAGTTGTAGTAGATTCTCCGCCACCAAGTAAATAATAAGGAGTTAATATGGCAAATATAGTACCAGATAGTTTTAAAGAAGAATTATTTGAAGCGATTCACGATTTTACAGCTTCTACAGGCGATACATTTAAATTAGCTTTATACAATACCGTTTCAGGTTTTGCTGCTGCAACAACAACTGTGTATGCTGCAACAATCGGATCAAGTGTTGAAGTGACAGGTACAGGTTATACTGCTACTGGAGCAACTCTTACAAACATTTCACCAACAGTTGCACAAAATGTTGCATTCGTAGATTTTGACGATGTAACTTTTTCAACAGCAACAATCACAGCATCATGTGCTTTAATTTATAACACAACAAATGGAAACAAAGCAGTTGTGGTATTAGATTTTGGTGGTGATAAAACTTCAACGAACGGCGACTTTACTATTCAGTTCCCAGCAGCGAATTCAACAAGCGCAATCTTGAGAATATCGTAGTAGTTCGCCATAAAAAATTATGGCTAATAATACTTGGGGAATACATCCATGGAGTCAAGGTGAATGGGGCCAACAAACTACTGATGTAATTGTAGAAGTTGGTATTTCACAAGGTTGGGGTCGTGTTTCATGGGGAGAAGGAGCGTGGAATCAATCAGTTCCAATAGATGCTCTATCATTAAATTCAGGAACCATTTCTATAATTGGTAAAGCAGAAGTTGCTTTAACCGGAAATAATTTACAAGTTGAAACAGGAACAATTACATTTGCTGGTAAAGCAACAGTTGATGTAACAGGAAATAATTTAACTTTAAATATTGGCAACGCTATTGTCACTGCAAAATCTAATGTTAATGCAGATACAAATTTATTAAATTTACTTGTTCAAAATCCAAATATCATTGCAGGTGGTTCAGTAACCGATGCTGTTGTTGGTGAAGAATTAGAAGTTAGTGTTGGAACAGTATCATTTAGTTTAGATCAAGTATTTACTGCAACAGGATCAAGTGTTCAAATAGGAACAGGTCAAGTTACAATAGCTTTACCAACTTTTGTTCAAGCAACAGGATCAAGTGTTGTTACATCTGTAGGTAATGTTGAAATTAACGCTAAAAACTTTGTAGATGTAACAGGTAATCAAGTTAATGTTGGAGTTGGTAATCCTACTCTTTCACTAGGATTAGGAGTCACGGCTACTGGCTCTAGTGTAACAGTTAATGTTGGCACAGTTAACATAGAATCAAGATATTTCGTTACAGGAAATCAAGTAACAGTAGGAGTTGGAAATGTAATACTTTCAACAGATCAGGTTATAATACCTTCTTCAAATCAATTGACAGTGGCTTCAGGAAGCCCTATTATATATGGCTGGAATATTATAAATCCAACAACAGGTCAAAACTGGTCTGCTATAAACCCAACAACAGGTCAAAACTGGTATGCTA